AGGCTCGTCCTTCAGATATGGCAGTTCCTACTATTGAACCAGCTGCTGCTCCTGTATCTAGTTCCAACGTTGACACAGGAGTACCCCTCACAGAGGCTGAGCTAGCCCCTGAGAGTGCTCAAGGGACTGAGGCTAACACGGGTAGCCAAGGGGGTGCTTCTGACTCTGTAGCAGCTAACACAACTCCTCCTGAAGTACAGGCTCTTATTCAGGCTATGACCTCAAGACCCCTGACAGAAGAAGAGAAGGCTGCTCTTGTGGAGTACCTTGGTACTATCCAAGGGAGTAAGTGATGTACCAGCTAGGAAAGAAGAGTAAGAAGAAACTTGAGGGGGTGCACCCCGATCTTGTCAAGGTAGTAGAACGAGCCATTGAGATCACTGAGCAAGACTTCACAGTCCTTGAGGGTCTTCGGGGCATCGAACGTCAACGAGAGCTTGTCGATACAGGTAAGTCCACAACGATGAACTCTCGTCACCTCACAGGCCATGCAGTCGATCTTGCTCCTTGGCCTATCTCCTGGGAATGGGAGGGGTTCTACCCTATAGCTGACGCAATGAAGACATCCGCAGATGAGTTGGGTGTCTCACTTGAATGGGGAGGAGACTGGAAGTCTTTCCCTGACGGACCTCACTTCCAACTCTCAAGAAAGGCTTACCCGTGATGAGTCAAGACCCACAATGGCATCTCTCTAAGAGTGTCCCCATCACCTTCATCTTTGCTATTATCATGCAAACGATTGCTCTCATCTGGTTCGTGGCCACCCTACGTAATGACGTAGACTCCAACCAGAAAGAGATTGTGAGACTTGAGACACGGACTATAAGCCTTGAGCAGATCGTGCAGAGCCAAGCCATTACACTAGGTCGTATAGATGAGAACATAAAGTCTATCCGTATGATCCTAGATAGTATGGCAAGGGAAAAATGAAGACGTTTAAGAGAGAGTTGGCCATAGGACTGATCGTTTGGTTAGTCTATATTGTAGAGGTAAAAGATGTACAGATCATTGAGATACTCGTATGGCCTATCTTCTCGTACGTCACTGCTGCTTTTGGCCTTGATGCTTACGGTAAGTTGCAGCAAGGGTCCACTAAGTCTACTGACAGGGGGCGGTCCGAACGTAGCAGCCAACGTACAGGCAGGGAAGACAAACTCTCAGACGATTGGGACAACAAATAACATATCTCCTTCTGTCAGTCTTAGGCCTAAGGCTAGGGTTGACACCATAGACCAGAGCAATACCAACACGAAGGTATCTTCTGACAGGGTTGAGACAGTTGTCATCAATGAAGTACCTGTTTGGGTTGTTCTCCTTCTGATCCTTGGGTGGCTACTACCTAGCCCACAGGAGATCGCTAGGGTTCTACTCAAAGTATTCAAGAGGAAAAGTAATGGCTGACAAAAAGAAGAAAGACTCTAGGCTTGAGAACGCAGGGGTCTCAGGCTATAACAAACCAAAGAAAACCCCAAGCCACCCCACGAAGTCACACGTTGTTGTAGCTAAAGAGGGTGACAAGATTAAGACTATCAGGTTTGGTCAACAGGGTGTCAGTGGGGATAAGAAACCTACAGCTAGACAGAAGTCCTTTAAGGCTCGTCATGCTAAGAACATTGCCAAAGGTAAGATGAGTGCAGCCTACTGGGCAGATAAGGTTAAGTGGTAATGCCAGTACGTAAAGTAAAAGGTGGTTATCGCTGGGGTACTTCAGGTAAGGTATACCCAACTAAAGAGCAAGCAGAGAAGCAAGGTAAAGCTATCATGGCTTCTGGCTACAAGAAGAAAACAAAGAAGAAGTAAACACAAAGGAAGTAAACTATGCCTAAAGGAAAAACGTCTAGACCTTACAATCGTAAGGAAAAGCAAGCAGTCTCTACTGTAAAGGCTGTTAAGAACGCAGGCAAAAACCCAAGTTTGTCAAGTTTCGGTAAGGTTGTGGGTAACCTAGCTAAAGGTAGAACAGTACCCCTAGCTTCTTTCACACTACAAGACCGAAGAATGAAGGAATTAGACAGAAAACTTGGTAAGTCGTCAGGTCGTAAAAAGAAGTAAACACAAAGAAGGCCCCAAGGAGAAATCCAAGGGGCCTTTTGCTTGTCTACTCGTCAGCTTCCGCATGTTCAATCAGGAAGTCTAGGTAGTGACGGGCTTTCTTTAGGTCTTCAGTACCATTCTTATACTTCCATCGGGTGACATACTTGACAATGTTACCTTCACAAAAGTCTAACTCATTAGCTAGTATGAAGTCGATAGGTTGGATCGTTTGGATGTGATAGTGGTCACCCCCTACTTGATGCTTCTTAGCTGTCATAGTCCCTCCTTCAGGAATGTCTTGACCCACATAGCTGTGATGTCAGACCTTACAATATCCTCAATGCCAAACTCAATGATTGGCACGGGCAGTTGGTGCTTCTTAGCAAGATGAATAACCTTTGTCAACCCATCAGCTTCCTTAAGGTCTGACTGTTGTACGTCACCATTGAGAACGATAGTTGTACCCTCACCTACTCGTGTCAACAACATCTTCAACTCATGTGTGCTGATGTTCTGCGTCTCGTCTACAATAATAAAGGCGTTATCAAAGCTACGTCCACGCATGAGGGCCAGTGGGGCCATCTCAATGTTACCGTTCTTAATGCCAGTCTCAACTGCTCCCTTACCAAGATGCTTCTCCAATACGTCTAGCACAGGCAGAGCCCATGGCATTGTCTTCTCCGTCAGGTCTCCTTTGAGGAACCCTAGCTCCTTACCTACGGCAACGTGAGGTCTTGTGATGACGATCTTATCAATCTCTTTCGTCGTGTAGAGGTCGGAAGCATAAGTCGCCGTGACATATGTCTTCCCAGTTCCAGCAGGGCCAAGGATAAAGACTTGGCGGCTTGTCTTAAGGGCATCAATGAGGTCTTTCTGTTTGTCAGTACGAGGCACTAGGCCTGATGTTTTCTTTGCTGATGCACCCTTGTATGTAGTCTTGCGTCGAGTGCGTGATTGCTTCTTAGGTGGCTCAAGATCACTCATAGTACGACTAGCTCCGCTTGTGTGTATGGGATGTGAAAGAATTGCTCACCCTTCTGGATGAACCGACCCTTGGCTTCCTTCAGGGACTCATGTGTCAGTAGTGTGTCCTTGATACGCCATGCCTGCTTGAGGTCTTGACGGAAGATGTAGAAGTTAAGCACACCATCAGTCCCCTCATGTTTATCCAAGAGCCTCTGCTTGCGCTCAGGGATACGAACTTCTGCCCAGTGTGTCGGCCAGTCAGCCTTCCATGCTGTCTTAACTTCGCACTCATTGAAGTATGTGACACCGTTCTTTTGTGACACCAAGTCAACATTGAAGTTCTCTTCGTTGCTGACGATGGTGTGTCCCTTGGATTGCAGGTAGGACACCAAGGCTTCCCTTGCAGGAGAATCGTATGCGTCATACAAGGCCCGACTGAATTGCTTACGAACTGCTTGTGACATTGAAGTACTCCTTAAGTTCTGTGTAACCACCAATGAGTCTACCATCGGGGTCAATGATCTGTGGGACTGTAGTGTACCCCGCCTGCTTAAGCAAAGTCAACACCCACTTCTTCTCTGGGTCTTGAACGTTAATGACCCTGAACTGTTTGTCAGCCCCTACGAGCAGAGCCTTAGCTGTGTCACAGAAGTTGCACTGGTTCTTTGTGATGATTGTGTACATTAGGTTAAGTCCACAATCTCACATGAGTCACCAGATACTAAACTACACAGGCGCACAAAGTAGTCCTGTGAGTAATGTCTTTTCATCATATTAACGTCCTTGTGTAGCCATTGAATATTGCCTTCTTCGTATCCTTTAGAGCTGTCTATTCTGTCTAGAGAGGCTGTTTTATCCTTTACAGATATAAGTAACCCTGTCAAGGCACACTTACCTTTTTGTTTCTCGTCTAAAAGATGGGCAACGTACTCAATAGTAATGTTAAAACCTAAAGGCTTCCTACCTTTCCCACCTTCTGCACCCCTTTTTACGGAGTTAAAGTAGGTTGAAGATACTGTACCAGAACCCTTCCAGTTTCTAGGTTTTCTTTTGGAACACCCACAGTGTGTTGTGTTCCCTTGTAATAAGTGGGTACCTAAGACAGTTTTCTCTACACCACAGGAACACTTTACGTGGTACCTGTAGTGACCATTCCTAGACACATCAGCCACCCCCACAACGTAGAGGTGACCGAATGTTTTATCTGTTAAATCTTTCTTCATCTATGAACCCTTATAAAGACCACAAGTATAATTATATCTCACAGAAAGAAGTAAGTCAACAGTATCTTTATGAGAGATCAACTATTTCGCAAGAGCCTACACATGCCAATGTCTGACTTCCTGCTGTGTTATCCTCAACCTCATACTCTGAAAGTTTACTCCAGTCAATACCTGAGGGCATACAGGAAAGAAGAAACTCATAGTCACTCTTGCCTACCTCTTGGTATGGTGCTTGCTGGTAGGTGTGTTCGTTATACGGTAGGAATGACACACCTGACATTTCGTCAAAGTGTTTGTATACGAAAGCTCCAACCTCAAGCCACTCGTTAGACTTCACATTGATAGTGACAGATGGCTTATGCTCACACCATGAGCGTTGGTAAGCCAGCCACATCTCAAGCTGTTCAATAGCTGTCATGTCTGCCGTTGTAACTGCACCAGCTGGGGCCTTCATAGGGAAACTGAACACAACTGTCTGGTCTGGCTTCATGACACAGGGTTCACTTGGGATACCCTGATCCTTCATGAACTGCGTCAGAGGGTCTTTGATATCTCCCCTGACAGTACGTATGTAATACTCTGAGTGACGAGCATGAATACCAGAAGCACTGTCAACAAGCTGGGATACAGTGCCACTAGGTTTAACACAAGTGATAGCAGTAGAAGCAGGGATGCCAAGGCGTTCAGCCCATTCAGCGTTTGTAGCCACTGCGATAGTTTTAAGGTGTTCAAGGGTCTTCTCCAATCCATTGTTCTTGGTTGTCATTAGGGGGTTATCCATGATGCCTGTAAGGCTGACACCGAGGAGACGTTCTTCTTCTGTGTTCTTCTGCCAAATCTTACGGAGGTATGGGAACTTCGTAAAGCTTGACTGAATAGTACCGAGGATAGTAGCCAGCTTAACCTTACGTTCCAGTGTGTCAACTGTGTCTGTTGCACGTACGACAACCTCAGTAAGGTTACAGAACTGGTATGGACGCAGGATAATCTCTGAGCAGGGGTTAGTACCGAACTCAAAGTCAGCATCACGACGACCGTTCTTAGCTGCCTGCTTCTTAGATGCCTGACGGTTAAAGACACCACGCTCACCTGAGCCTGACTCAACGAGTGCCATCCACTCACGCATGAAGGACATGCTGTCAGGTTT